GATATTAAAACACCTAGAATTACAAAAGTAGCTAATGAATTAGGAGATCTTTATAAGAAGCAGTATGCATTCTATGTAGAGAACGGGTACGCAGACTTCTAAACTGTACTACTTTCTATTTATAAAAAATAGATTAACCATGAGTTTAGATAAATTAATTTTTAAAAATAAGAAATTCGCAGACCTTCTAGAGGAGATTTACGACAATCAGAAGAAGAAAGAAAAGCAGATTTCAACTCTTATCTCTGAGTTACGTCCTTTAATTGAAGATACCGGAGATGCAACTTTGATAGTACCTCTTATTAAAGAGTACTTAGAGATCGGAGTTAAGAATGATGACCAACTTGTAAAGGTTGCAACAATCATCCAACGTATATTCCAGAATCAAGACTCCGCTACTGACTCGTTCGGGATTACCGATGAAGAAAGGGAGCAGTTACTAAAAGAGATTAACAATATAAAAGAAGATAAGTAATGGCAAAATTTGGCTTTGGAGCTCTAGATGGTAGTTTTAATAATAGCACCTCCGGTACTAGTAAAACCCTTGATGCATTAAAGTTAGCAAACTTAAATTCGACCGGGAGAGTACTTAGCGTCGTACTTGACGACTCTCACCCAAAGTATAAAGAATTAGGTGGGCCAAAAGCTATCGGTGCAGTTGAGATAATTGACCTCTCTGGAGGTACAGGAGACTACTCTACAGTATCTGAAAATCAAAACTATAAAGTTGCTTACCCTTTACAGCCCGGTATTAAGAACTACCCGCTCGTAAATGAGGTTGTCTACTTAGTATCACAGCCGACAAAGAAAATAATGCAGAGGAATTCAGCAAAAGCACTATACTACATTAGTGTAGTTAATCTTTGGAATCACCCACATCATAACGCTATCCCATATTCTGCAGGATCTCTAACCCCTGAGAATTCTAAAAATTACCAGGACTCCGCTTTAGGAAGTACAAACAAATTAACAGATACTTCAGGTACAATTAGGTTTGGTAAATACTTTAAAGAACGTTCAGACATCTATCCACTGCAGCCTTTCGAAGGAGATTTAATTTACGAAGGAAGGTGGGGCAATAGTATTAGGTTGAGCGGTACAGCTCCTGATAAAAACCCCTGGTCCACTGTGGGCACCCAAGGAGACGCTATAACAATTATTAGGAACGGTCAAACAGATAACCCTACTAAGAATGGATGGGATTTTACAGTAGAAGATATTAACACAGATGCATCTTCTATCTACTTAACAACAACTCAAAAAGTACCGCTACTAGCAAATACAAATTACTTTAGTTATAAATCGAATCCCCCTACCCTACCTGATGAATACACAGGCAAGCAGGTTATTATAAACTCCGGAAGGCTGGTTTTTAATACAACAGAAGATCACCTATTATTAAGTTCAGCAAAAAGTATCAGTTTAAGTTCTGCAGGAACAGTTAACATAGATGCTTCTGAAATGATAATTCAAACTAGTAAAATATACTTAGGATCTAAATCTGCAAAAGAACCTTTACTCCTTGGAGATACAACAGTAGAGTTACTAAAGACAATGATTGACGTGCTTAAAGAACTAGTAACAGCCTCTTTAAAAGCATCTAATTCAGGCGGCCCAATACCAAGTCTAAATAAAAAAGCACCTGCATTACTGAAAAAACTTTTAACATTAAATCCAGATCTTCTTAAATCTAATTCTAATTTTACAGTATAATGACCCCAGAAGAATTAGAAAAACAAAGGAAGCAAGAAGCAGCTAAAAGAGACGCTGTTAATAAGAAGTTAAAACTCCAAAGAGCTTTAGCTACTGCAACCGTCGTTGCGACTGCAACACAGTTAGCACCTCTGGATAGGATTAACCAAACAATCAATAGTAAGGTTGCAGATTTACAAGATAAAGCAATATCAACTTTACTATCTTTAGCGTCCCAACTAGGAATAGAAGGATTAGATACTGCTAACCCAACCCTGCCAAATATATGCCCTCCACAGAGTATCCTAGATAGAGCATTACAGATACGTAATTCTTTAGGAACAGATATTGAAAATACTGCAAAGTATGTTGATACCATAAATGCATCTTTAACAATACTAACTCCAATTGTAAATGGAACAGTTACATCTTTAGACGCTTTAACTTTACTAAAGACTGCTACATCAGTAGCTGCTAAGCTAGCTCCAACATTACCCGGAGCAGTTACAGCTTTAATAAGTGATTTAGATGACATTAAAACATCAATCACATTCAAATCAGACGGAACACCTAAACTCCCGGAATTAAAAAGAGCTTTAGCTCTAGGTAGTGAATACACCTCTGATGCAGCAAAAATACTTCAAACAATTTTAATAGTGTTAGACGTAGTTGACCTTGTATTAGTGAAGTGTGGTAAGAAACCTAACGCACTAGGAGCAAACACTAGTAAACTTCTAGATACCATAAAATTAGCAGCTACCTCTATTATCGATTTGACCTATAAAGGTTTTACTTTTGAGATCGTAGAGAAACCGTTTAGCCCAACTCTAAAGCAAAAAATAGGTCAAGCTAAGAATAGTCAAGGAATCGTTTTACTACAAACGGAACCATCCTTCACAACAGACCCTCAAGTCCTTGTTAATGAATTAAAACTCATTATAGATAGGGATAACCTAAAAGCCAATTAAGAAATATTTATAAAAGATGGATACCAAAGTATTTAAAAAACTCATCAAAGAAGCCGTAAGAGAAGCTATTCAAGAAGAATTAAAGGAAATTCTACTAGAAGCAGTACGTGCCCCTAAAACAATCATTCAGGAGAGCTACTCAGCCCCTGTACCAGTTTCTACTCAACCAATAGTAGCCAGTATTAATGCAAGAGATAAATACAAAGAACTACTAGGTGAAATGATGGAATCAAAAAATGGAAACATTTCAATGACCTCAAACGACGCCATGTCTTTCGGAGCACAGCCTGGATACAGACCACCTGCAACAATAAATACTGCCGGTGAAGGATCAGCACTACCTGCAGGAGAAGTTAACCTAGACCAAATTATGGGTCTTATTAAGAAGAAGTAATGGCATTTGATGCAAAGAAGATATTCCCAATAGATAAGAAACCTTCAGTCGCTGTAGGAGTCGGAATACCCTTTGCTGCACCCGCTGTTTTTACCTCCACCTATACTACTCAACAAGCTATTAAAAACAACCTGATTAACTTCTTTTTAACCGGGACCGGGCAGAGGTATTTAAATCCAACGTTCGGAGCAGGGTTACAAGTTTATATTTTTGAGCAATTAAACAATAATACAGATGCAGCTTTAGAGCAAGACATCCAAAGTATTATAAGTGAGTTTTTTCCGAGTGTTATTGTTGAAAATTTAACGATAACTGGCAACCCTGATACAAATCAAATTACAGTTGCATTAAAATATTCAATTAAAGATACAGGTACAATAGATAGCTTACAAATATCATTCAACTAAAATGGCAATTAAAAGAGACATAAAGTATTTAAATAAAGATTTTAGCACACTAAGGGCTTCCTTAATTGACTATGCTAAAACTTATTTCCCTACAACCTATAACGATTTCAGTCCGTCATCTCCTGGGATGATGTTTATGGAAATGGCAGCATACGTAGGGGACGTTATGTCATTTTACTTAGATAACCAAATTCAAGAAACATACTTACAGTATGCTCGTCAGACAGATAACCTATTTGAATTAGCATACATGTTCGGGTACAAACCAAATGTAACAGGTGTTGCTACTACAACCATTGATTTCTACCAACAAATACCATCTAAATCATCTGCAAGTGTCTACATACCTGATTTTGACTATACCTTATTAATTGCTGAAAACGCAGTTGTATCTTCAACCTCTAACAGCGAAGTTAAATTTTTAATTCAAGACAGCGTAGACTTTTCAGTATCTTCATCACAAGATCCAACTGAGGTTACAATCTTCCAAACAGCAGGAGTAAATCCAGTTAGCTACCTTTTGAAAAAAAGCAGACAAGCAATTTCTGCCACAGTCAATTCCAGCGCCCTAACCTTCACTAGCCCAGTACAATTTGATACACGGTTAATTAACGTAGATAAGATTGTTGGAATTTTAGATGCTACAGATAGTGATGGTAATAATTGGTACGAAGTAGATTATTTAGCACAAGATGCGATTTACTCTGGTATTAAAAATACAAACCCCAATGACCCTAACCGGTCAATTGATAATGCAGATACACCATATATTCTACAGTTAGAACAAGTACAGAGAAGGTTTGCAACTAGATTTCTTGACTCAGGATCTCTACAACTACAATTTGGAGCAGGTACCGCAACAGATACAGACGAAACAATTGTACCGAATCCAAACAATGTAGGCCTAGGATTACCCTTCCAACAATCTAAACTAACAACTGCCTACTCACCTACAAACTTTATCTTTACAAAGACGTACGGTATCGCTCCTTCAAATACAACTATTAACGTCAGGTATTTAACAGGAGGCGGAGTAGCTGCAAACGTTCCTTCAAACGACCTAACAGTAATTACAGGAGATATTAGCTTCTTAAACTCAAACCTTAATGCAGCTACAGCTAAATAACCCAGATGCAGCAGTTGGAGGTCAAGATGGTGATAGTATTGAAGAGCTTAGACAAAATACACTATCTAATTATCAAACTCAACTACGTAACGTAACCCAAGATGATTACCTAGTAAGATCATTATCAATGCCTGCTAAATACGGAGTGATCGCTAAAGCATATATTGAACAAACTAAGATTGCTAACTTAGGAATAGGAGAAACACCTACTACATTAGATCTATATGTACTTACATATAACAGCAGTAAAAACCTAGTAATAGCTTCGAATGCACTTAAGCAAAACCTAAACACCTATCTAGCACAATATAGAGTTATAGGAGATTCGGTTAGAGTTAAAGACGCTTTTGTGATTAACATAGGAGTTAATTTTGATATTACTGTTGCTGCAAACTACAATAGTAATGAAGTAATTTTTAATGCTATTACAGCAGTTAGAGAGTATTTTAATATAAATAACTGGCAAATTAACCAACCTATTTTACTTAAAAACTTAAGTCTTCTAATTGATAACATTGACGGAGTACAGACGGTTAAAAATGTTGAGGTTGTTAATTTAACTGGACAAGCGTTAGGATATTCAAACTATTCATACGATACAAAAGGAGCAACTATTGACAACGTGGTATACCCTTCTATTGATCCTATGATCTTTGAAGTTAAGTATCCGAATGTAGACATTAAAGGAAGAGTAGTTTCTCTTTAATTCCTATTTATAACAAATGGCAGTATATAAAATCTTCCCGGAGAAAGACGCTACCCTGTATAGTGAATACCCGAATATGAATTCTGGTATCGATGAAATCATTGAAGCAACCACCGGTACTGCAGTAGATGGAAGTACAGCAACAGTAAGCCGTTTTGTAGTTAAGTACAATCAATCTGAACTTCAAGATGTAATTGCTAATAAAGCAACCGGGTCAATTGCAGCATATTTAAGAGTTTCCATGGCAAAAGTCGAAGGACTAGGTCAAGAAACAACTTTATTTTGTCACCCAATATCTGGGTCATGGCAGAATGGAACAGGTAAGTACCAAGACAGTCCAGCTACAACTAACGGAGTAAGTTGGAACTCTAGAATAACGTCAGGTTCTGGAAACTGGCTGACAGCAGGCTTTGGAACATCTGGAGCTACAGCTTCATTCTCAGCATCAAATCCCGGAGGCGGCAACTGGTAT